TAAATAAAAAACCAAGAATAGAATTATCAACCATACATGCAGCTAAAGGTGGTGAATCACAAAATGTAGTTCTTTTAACCGATCTTACAAAAACAACTATGAATAATTACGAAAAAAATCCAGACGACGAGAATAGATTATTTTATGTGGGTGCAACTAGAACAAAAGAAAATTTACACATCATAGATCCAAAGCAACACAATAAAGGATTTATACTATGAGTGATGTTTACAAAAAACAAATTGGAGGATCACATTATTCTTCGATGGTTATACAGCCATCAGAATTTATAAATAAAAATAACTTGCCCTTCGCTGAAGGAAACGCTATAAAATATTTATGCCGACACAAGCAGAAAGGACAAAAGCAAGATTTGGAGAAAGCAATTCATTATTGTCAAATGGCAATTGATCGTGATTATCCAGAAAAACCAACTAAACCAAACTCATGGGGAATAATTAAATGATACAAAAACCAATGTTTACACCACAAGTGGAATGGTTTCCACCAGAAGAATTTCCAGATCTATCAAAGTACGATGAAATTTCAATTGACTTAGAAACTAAAGATCCTGATTTAAAAACAAAGGGATCAGCATCAACCAGAGGTCTCGGCGATGTTGTAGGAATCGCTGTAGCTGTTAAAAATTGGGCAGCTTACTATCCAATAGCACATGAATCAGGACCTAATATGGAAAGAAAAAAGGTTCTTGGTTGGTTTCAAGATGTTCTTAAAACAAAAGCAGATAAAATTTTTCACAATGCAATTTACGATATGTGTTGGATCCACAGGCTAGGGCTCACGGTCCACGGAACAGTTGTCGATACAATGATTATGACCTCTTTAGTTAATGAAAATAGATTTAGATATGACTTAAATTCCGTTTCATATGATTATACAGGGATGACTAAAAATGAAAATGCCTTACAAGGAGCAGCAAAAGAATGGGGTGTAGACCCAAAAGCTGAAATGTATAGACTACCTGCGATGTACGTAGGCGATTATGCTGAAAAAGATGCTGAAATAACTTTGACCCTGTGGCAAGAACTTAAAAAAGAAATAGAATTTCAAGGTCTACAATCGATTGTAGAATTAGAACAGAAAGTTTTTCCTTGTATTTTAGATATGAAAATAAAAGGTGTTAGAGTAAGTGAAGAACAGGTTGAAAGTTTAGAATACAAACTTAAAAAAACTTACGACTCTCATATTAAAAGAATACATGATGATACTGGTATTTATCCTGAAGTATGGGCCGCAAAAAGTATTGAAAGTGTTTGTCTTAGATTAGGCATAAAGGATTTTGACAGGACAGGAAAAACAAATAAACCTTCGTTTACAAAAAATTATTTAAAAAATCACAAAGGACACAGGAATAGTAAAATATTAAGAACTATCGCTAGTGCAAGAGAGTTAGATAAATTAGCTAATACTTTTTTAAAGTCTATTAAAAATTATGTTTATAAAGGTAGAATACACGCTGATATACATCAATTAAGAGGAGACTTTGGAGGCACTATTACAGGGAGGCTATCTTATTCTAACCCCAACCTACAACAACTTCCTAATTATACTGATCTTGGCATGGGTATTAGGTCTATTTTTTTACCCGAGGAGGGACATAGATGGGGTTGTTTTGACTATTCTCAGCAAGAGCCCAGACTCGTTGTGCATTATGCTTTAGCAACTTTAGGAACTACAGGGGTAGCTAGTATTGCAGAGGAATATAATAAAGAAGGTAGCGACACAGATTTTCATAAAATGGTGGCTGATATTACAGGTATGCCAAGAAGAGAAGCTAAAACAATTAATCTTGGTTTATTTTATGGTATGGGTAAAGCAAGATTACAAGATCAATTAGGTGTAACTGAACAAAGAGCAAAAGATCTTTTAGCAACTTATCATCACAAAGTTCCTTTTGTAAAACAACTTATATATCATACAATGGATCGAGCACAGCAGAGGGGCTGGATTAGAACTATTCTAGGTAGGAGATGTAGGTTTGACAAATGGGAGCCTAGAACTTTTGGGATGCATAAACCACAAACATTTGAAGAAGCATCTTTGGAACACGGATCAGGGAATATTAAAAGAGCTTTTACATATAAAGCTCTAAATAAATTAATTCAAGGCTCTGCGGCTGATATGACCAAACAAGCAATGGTTAATTTACGAGAAGCTGGCATTACTCCAATGGTTCAATTACATGATGAGTTAAATGTATCTTATGAGAATGAAAAACAAGCTAATAATATTAAAGAAATTATGGAGCAAGCAGTTCCTCTCAAAGTTCCTAATAAAGTCGATTTTGAAGATGGTCAATGTTGGGGAGATATTAAAAATAATAGAGAAGAGACAATAGATGAAGATTTTTAAAAGAATTGAAGAGCTTTTATTCATAAGAAATGAAGATAATAAAATTGAAATAGACGCAGAAATATATAATATGCTGTCCTTATAAAATATAAACGGAGGGAACTATGGAAAAAGTTACAAAAGAAGCTAAGAGAATATGGAACTTAGCAATAAGCAATAAGAAGGCTACAGCTGTAGTTATAATTGCTATAGTTATAATAGTACATTTAGTTACTAATTAATTTATGACCTATGGCCTATTTAAATGCAAACATTCCTGTGATGTATTCACAGATCAGGAGAGAGTATCTCTATGATCTTAAAGAGCACTATGGAGAAGTTGAAGACTGCATTATATTTGGGCTGGCAAGCATCACAGGGCGCCCTATACTATTTCATGCTATTATGGAAAACGGTGCAGTATTTTACCGCTTACCAATTAGCGCGTTTATTCAACGGGGTTTCGAAGTCAAAGACGTACCACGAAGACGACTTGATGAACTTCAGCTCTGGAATTGTTTTAGTTATTATCCTGCTGTCACTTCTTATGATATTCTAGACAGTCAGTCTGGTAGATATTTCGGAAAAGATAAGAAATTACACCCTGGGGCGTACCTTTTTACAGTTGACTGGGCGCACCCAGAGAGTAATATAGTAGATACTGATCATTCAGAAATACCGCACGAACATAAGTGCGCACACATTCTCGCTCTAGAGGATGGAAATTATGCAGCACAGCCAAACAATCGTATCCTTTGGGATATACCTTCGTTTACAGTTAAAGACGAAGTACCTGATTGGAAAGTGCAAACTTCGGAGTGGAACGTAGAAGACACTCGTAAATGGAAAACAGAAGATACCGATAGGTTCTTCTATAACATTGAGGAGAAAAAAGATGATTAAAAAAATTATCTGTTGGCCATTCACAACATTTATGGATTGGTTAAAAAGTGGTTTACCAGAGGAAAAAGTAAAGGAAAACCTACCTAAAAAAGATAAACCTTTGAAATTACAAGGAGAAGTTCTTGTGGTGGAACCAGAAAAAATTGTATGTAATACCCATTCAAGATATAAAAAATCTTGTCCAACGTGTAATAAGGCTAAAAATGGTTAAGTGTAAAAAATGTTATCATGACTGTCACTGTGATGGAGAACTACACGCAGATGAGTATGGAGTATGCACTTGTGAAAATTGTGAGTGTAAAAATAATCAAGACAAAGCAGAAGATTTAACATATGAAAATAATGGTGGTCTTGTAATAGATGACACAGGGGAGTGCGAAAGCTGTCAATAATTATGGATAAATTTATGAATTATTATGTAACTGGTGCCTTGGTTATACTAATGTGTTTATTATCTTTTTGTGGACAAGTTAGTGCAGATACTACACAAACAAACACTACTGGATCTAACACATTGATTGAAGGTAATTATACATCAGATTCAACAACTACATACGAATCGGGTTCTGAATCTACATCAACAACTAATAGTACTACAAATTCAACTATAAAATCATCACCACCTACAGCAGGTGCACCTTCATATAACACAATGACACAAGACGTTTGTGCTGTTGGAGTTTCTGCAGGTGTTCAAACATTTGGTATAGGTTTATCGGGTGGAAAACATGTAATAGATAAAAATTGTGAAAGATTAAAACTAGCTAGAATACTTGATCAATTTGGTATGAAAGTAGCAGCAGTTGCTATTCTCTGCCAGGACGAACGTGTATTTGAATCAATGATACAAGCAGGAACACCATGTCCAATTGATGGACGTATTGGTAAAGAAGCTGAAAAACTTTGGGCTAAGTATGATCATGAAAGACCTGATTATGATATATATGTTAAACGTATGAAGGAAAGAGAAAAAAAAGAAAAGAAAATAGCTAAAGAAAAAGCATTAGCTGAAAAGAAAAGAATTGAAGAAGAAGCTAAAATGACTGAAGAACTAGAAAAACAAGATAGAGAAACTGCAAAAGAAGAACTTAAAAATTTAAAAAAAGTTAGATGATTTGGTTAACAATAATGATAATAGGAGCGGGATATGCGATTTATCGTATTAATAAGTTTGCTGATGATGTCAATCCTTACAACTTCAGCAGAAGAAACAACAACAAATAATCTACTTAGTCAAGATTTTTCTACAGGTTGGTCTGGTACTGCTACTCAAAGACATGGTAATAGTACTGTTGCTGCTGTTAATAATACATATATTAAGTCTGACGATGTAAGTTTAAAAGACGATGCTAACTTAACAGAAGCACAATTACAAGATGGTTTCACATCAAACCATTCTTTTAAATACTGGCATTGGAATAATTATAGTTCTACAGTTACCTCAACAGTAACAGTAACTAAACCAGATGGCGAAGCAACAACACAAATTAGGACATATAATTCTACTGGCTGTGGTTATATTAACTGCGGCAGCTATCAATCTGGGTCTGATACTTTATCTATATCTAGGAATACTCAAACAGATTTTGATATTAATGTAAGATATGATTTTACAGATACTTCTAATAGCACAAGTCATTATTCAGTAGACCTAAAAGAACCCTCTCTTACAATTACATACGAATCAGAGCCTATAGATCAATCTGTTCAAGATGAAATAAATGAGATCTTTGAAGAACTAGAAGAAGAGATATTTGAAGATCTACAAGAAGAAATTTTTGAAGACATGGAAGAATTTACATTCGAGGAAGAAACTTTTACTTTTGAAGAAGAACCTCAATTTGAAATGGAAATGGAAACATTTACATTTGCAGAAGAGTTTATAGAAGAATTCTTTGTAAATGAAGAATTTTTTATGGAAGATGAGGGCATGGAGTTTGAAGATGGCCCAATGGTTGAATTTACAGAAACAGAAATGGAGGAGATAAATGAAGAGAGTGATGAGATCGTTGCAACATTCTTACCAGTGGTTTCTGAAGAAGAGGAATTTTCATCAGAGGAATCATTCGTCGAAGGTGATGGACCCATATTCATGGAATCAACCGAGGACGGAGAAGGATTCACTACAGAAACTTTTCAAGAAGAAGAGTTAATGGAAGAAGAGGTGGTGGAAGAAGAACCAACAGAAATGGCTGAAGAAGAAGTAATGGAAGAAGAAAATACTGAAATGGCTGAAGAAGAAACTATTGAAGAAGAACCTACTGAAATGGTAGAAGCAACTAATGAAGAAAAAGAAGAAGAAATCAAAGAAGAGAAACCTGATAGCGAGACTCCTAAGAAGTCCACTGTTCAGACTAAGAAGCTTGCCAAACAAAAAAAGATACAACAGAAAAAAGCTATCGTCAAAAACCTTGATAGAATAATGGACAAAGTTGACAAAGATATTAAAGATATTGCTAAAAATTTAGCTATCAAAAATATCATAAAAATGGATGCAATGACAAGTGAACAAGTATCTTTAGCTATGTACCAAAATACATTGTTTTATAAGCCAAAAAATATCTATTTAGATCAATTAAATATCTTTGATAATAGGCAAATTTATCCAAATACTAACCTTGCAACTTATGTCCAAAATGATAAGATGGAAATCAAAGCTAGAAAACTTGGAGAACTTAATCTTAAGAAGCAACAGCTTTTGTATGAATTGGAAATGTTAAAAAATGGGCAAACTTAAAGATCAACTCGCAGGTATAGCAGCTTTAATTGCAGCGATAGTTGCAATCGGTGGTGGTTTCGTCAAATATGGCGAAATTATAACTAAATTAGATGCAATAGAATCAAGAGAACAATCAACTGTTGATACTTCAGCAATTGAAAGTCAGATTGCAGTACTAGAAGAAAAAGTTTCTAAATTAGAAAATGTTGACACGTCTCATACTCATGAGTTTGTGCAGCATAAACATGATTTAGTTAAGCACGAGCATCCAGTTGAACATTCCCACACTAAAACATTAGTAAATGAAAAAGAAATTGAACTATTAAAGGTTCAAATAGAAGAAATTAAGGTTAAAGCTACCAATCCATTAGCAAATTAAAATGAACGATAAAATCCTCAGCTTACTTGTCGGACTACTTATTGCCCTAGGCGGGTGGTCACTTTCTAGAACTTTTG